CTTTTTGCGTTGGGACAAGTTGGCCCTCACGGGCTTTGACCGAAGCCTGAAAGGAAAACATCATGGCAATTTCCCCCGAGCAATCCAAGCAAGACAGCGCCGACTTTGACGCGGCCTACAACGAAGACATGCCATCGCCAGTCCAGAAAACGGACGACGATGCATTTGGACTGGTGCCCGATGAAGCGGTGATGGCCGCAGAGCCCGACGACGGCATGCCCAACAGCCCGGAAGAGGCCCAAGAAGCCATTGACGAGCCGCAGGATGCATCCGGTGGCGGTCATCCTCCAGGCCTGACACTGGAAGAACAGCGGGCCAAGTCGTGGGAAGGCCGCAAGGCGGCGCAGGCCCGCGAGGCTGCAGCCGGTAATGAAGGCGAAACGCCAGCCGAAGAAGCTGCAGAAACGCCCGCCGAGGAAGCCGCAGAGCCCGAGGTGTCCGAGGTTCTGGAAGACGCAGCAGAAAAAACAGAAGGCATGGACCCGGATGAAGCGCTCAAGGCATTGGCCGCTGATTTTGGCCCGGAATTCGCCGCCATGTTGAGCGCCATCATTGATGCCAAGGTGGCCAAGGCCAGCGACACCGTGAGCAAGTCCGTCAACGAAATTATCGAAGACATCGTGGACACCAAGGCCCGCAACCACTTTGAAACCATTGCCGACCGGCACCCGGATTTCATGGACATCGCCAACAGCGACGAGTTCAAGGCCTATTGCGCCGACAAACCCGAATGCGCTGCCATTGTGGACACCGGCACAGCCCGCCAGATCAACAAGATGCTGGACGACTTCAAGAAAACCAAAGAGCCGGCGCAGGACGACAGCAGCATGGACGACGCCGAAGGTGTGCGCTCCAGCGGCATGCGATTGCCCGACCAGCCTGCCTCCAGTGCGGACTACTCCGCAGCCTGGGACGAAGCGTAACCAATAAAGCCGTGGCGGTGATCCCCGCTACGCACCTTTGCTGAGTCAGCACAAATCTGCCTCACAGCCGCTTTCCCGGTGGCGGTCATCACCGGGAACTTTCGGAGCACGACGACGACCCGACGCGCACAACGAACCGGCATATTTTGGGAGGGATTTCGCCACCAGGCGCCCCGACCCGCGGTATGCAGGATGCAGTTTGCATACGGCATGTGGTTCACGGCATTCGCTCCTTTTCGGAACTTGCTAATTCTGGCAAGTGTTTACAAGACAGCCTTAAAGGAAACCAAAATGGCCCAATCCGCCTACGGTAAATAACACTGCCGTAGTAAAACTTCGCTATTTGCTGGAAACCCCTAAAGGTGTCATTACTTCCAAGGTAACAAAATGACAAATGAAACAATGGGCAATCAGCAGGCAACAGAAGCCGAAATCGGTTGGCTCGCAGGAATTATTGATGGTGAAGGTCACATTGGACTGAGCAACCAGAACAGTAAAAAAGTTCGGTCAGTTCGGGTGGATCTTCAAATCGTCAACACTGACATCAAGCTCATTGAGAAGCTGGTGAACATTCTCCGGAAAATTGGGGTCAACCCCTACATTCGTGAGCGTGTCCATGTGAAAAAAACATGGAGCACCAACACCATCGTGACTGTCGGTAAATTCGCCCACATCAAACGCATACTTGATATTGTCAAGCCGCATTTGACGGGCATGAAAAGCGAGAAAACTGAGATAGTGCTGGCTCTTATCGAGAGCCGCATGAAGAAGACGCGAAACGATAAGTATGACGCTCAAGAACTTGAGATTGTCAGGGTTTATCGTGAACGCTTCATCGGAAAGTATGGCGCCTCAACGACTGCACGCGAAGCATACAGAGCTAGCTCTGGAATGAAGATACAGTCTGTTCTTGCATGAGAGTGCAAGAGGGGAATCCGAAGAGGTTCCCCCGCTGGGCGCAAGCTCAGTCAGTAGGCCTTATCAGCCGAAAGTAACAGCAAGGATATTTCGCCCCGTACCGCAGCATTCGCAGCCAAAAAGCTGCTCAAGCGCGGCCTGCCCTACCTCGTCCTGGAGAAATTCGGACAATCGCAAGCACTGCCTGCATTCAACAGCAAGGTGGTGAAATTCCGCCGCTACACCGCGTTGCCCAACACGCCCGTGGCACTGACCGAAGGCGTTACGCCCACCGGCCAAACCCTCGGTGTGACCGACGTTACCGCCACCCTGGCGCAGTACGGTGACAAGACCACCATCACTGATGTGGTGTTGGACACCCATGAAGACCCCGTGCTGAATGAGGCCGTGGACTTGCTGGGTGAACAAGCCGCCCAGATGATCGAGAAGATGCGTTTCGGTATCCTGAAAGCCGGAACCAACTTCCAGTACGCCAACGGCACCGCCCGCAATCAGGTGAACACCGTTCTGACGCTGGCTGGCCAGCAGCGCGCGGTGCGTACCCTGAAGCGCCAGAACGCGCGTTTCATCACCAGCATCGTGGGCTCCACCGCACGCTATGAAACCGTCAACGTGGCACCCGGCTATATCGGCCTGATCCACCCTGACCTGGAATCGGATGTGCGCGCGATGACCGGCTTTGTGCCTGCCGAGCGCTACGGCACCATGACGCCTTGGGAAAACGAGCTGGGCAAGGTGAACGACGTTCGCTACCTGACTTCCACCATCTTCGAGCCCTGGGCCGATGCGGGTGGTGCGAAGGGCGCGATGCTGTCCACCAGCGGCACCAACGCGGACGTGTACCCCGTTCTGTACCTGGGCCGTGATGCTTACGGCATCGTGGCGCTCAAGGGTCAGTACGCGGTCATGCCCATGATCGTGAACCCCAAGCCCAGCGACAGCGATCCTCTGGCCCAGCGTGGTCACGCAAGCTGGAAAACTTCTCAAACTTGTACGATCCTCAATGACTTGTGGCTTGTGCGTGCGGAAGTTGCTTGCACCGCGTAATTAAGCATTGCTTTATGCTTAGATAGTGGGTACGATCCCTTGCATTAACAGCAAGGGATCGTTATGCCAAAGGGAATTCCAGGTATCTCGTTTGTAGAGAAAACATGCCCAGTCTGCATGTCGGTGTTTAAGGTAAAAAAGAGCGGTGTTCACCAAAAAACATGCTCCATAGCGTGTGGGCAGGCTTTGAGAATCAAGGCTGTTACCGGAGGGGAGCGCAGGGCGCATGTAAGCATCACCTGTTTGCATTGCAAAAAAGACTTTGATACTTACGCATCACGCGAAAAACAAGGGGCTAAGTTTTGCAGCAAGGAGTGTGCAGATAGCTATAGGTATGAGCGTGTTGAAATTGCATGCGAAGCATGCGGGGCCAAATTCATTGTGGCCAGATCAAGGATCGGCCAAGCGCGTTTTTGTAGCATCAAATGCTCCAGAAAAGTTATCTCTCAAGAGCAAATGACCCGCGTTGAAAAAGCATGCAAATGCTGCGGAAAAATCATTTCGGTCCATCGTGGAAAAGTAGACAGAAAAAACTACTGCTCCAAGGCCTGCGCTGAAAAGTTCATGCGTGGCCCAGATTCACCTCACTGGCGTGGTGTTGGCGTCTATGAGTACTACATTGATGAAAACGGACTTGAGAAGAAGCGCAAGGCACGCGACGTTGGAACAGCCAAGACAGCAAAGAGAAATGCAGGCGCCAAGCAAGCAACGCCGGCATGGGCCGACCAAAATAAAATCAGAGCGGTCTACAAGGCAGCAAGGATGTTGACGGAAATTACCGGTATACCGCACCATGTAGACCACATCGTTCCATTGAACGGAAAGACCGTTTCAGGACTGCACAACGAATTCAACTTGCAGGCAATACCTGCAATTGAGAATTTGAAAAAGCACAACAAACACTGGCCCGACAAGCCATAACCCAATCTCGCAAGAGATACCAAGCCGCTGAGTAGCAATGCCAGCGGTTTTTTTTCGTCCCTATACGGCCCTTCACTGGGCCTTTTCTGTTTGTGAGGCAAATACCATGAGTTCTACCGATTCCAAAATCACCACCCTGGATGATGAACAAGCGCCCGCGCCCGTTGTGGCGCCGGTCGTCAAAGCCAAGAAGTCTGCTCCCGCGCCCGTTGTTGCCGAAGCAGCAGCGGACGGTGACGCTGCACCTGACGATGCCGCACCCGCCGCAGAAGCTATGTACATGGTGACCGTGCACGCCACCGATGGCGATGCCGGCAATGAAGCTGTAGACCTGTGTGTAAACGGCTACCTGTACCAGTTGCCGCGCGGAGTTCCATGCCGGGTTCCTGAAAGGGTACTGGAAGGCTTGCGCAACGCCGTGACCACCAAACACAAGGTGGTTGGGGACGCCGTTATCGAGCAAAACATCCCACGCTTCCCGTTTTCGGCTGTTCCAGCCTAAGTAATCCCAAAGCAATTGGGAGCCCGAGCCGCCTTATCCGCCTGGATGGGCGGCTTTTTCATTGCCCGCAAGGGTTTCGTGACAACGTAACGAAAGTCAAACCATGTCCTCTATTTCCCAAATCGTTTCCGCCGAAGTCCGCAAGGTTCTGGCCAATCGCTGCCTGACCAAAGCCACCCTGGCCATCAATGCGGGCGGCGCGGCCACCGTGAAGACCACGGGCGCTACCACCTACTCGGTGGATGGCGTGCTGTATTCCAAAGCGGCTTTGTCGGCCCAGTCCATCGCCGTCACGCATGACTGCTTTGGTTCTCCGGTCGCTGCGGGTGTTGCCGCCTACGTGCAGCCCACCAACACCACCGTGTACTACGTGCTTTCGCTCAACGCTGCCGGTACGGTTGCGGTGTCGCAGGGCTCCTACGCCGGCCAAACGCAGGTATTCCCCAATGACCTGGGCAAGATTTACACCGGTACTGGCGCCATGCCCGTCGAGCCCGCAGGCTACACCGCCATCGGCGTCATCAAAGTGGCGCCAACCAGCGCCGTGACGTTCACGCCAGGCACGACCTTGCTGGATGCCGCCAACCTGAACGCCACGTTCTACGACGTGGACGTGCTGCCGGTTTCCCTGTAACCCCAGCCCGCAAGCCATGAAGGACTGCCGCAGCAATGCGCAGTCCTTTTTCTTTTCTGCGACGTGAAGGCTGGCCGCAATGAATACAGACGATTTTTTACCCTACGTGCTGCCCGAGGTGATCGGCGCGCCCGACCCGCTGGTGAAGCAGCACATTGTTTCTTCCGCGGCTGAGTTTTGCAGCAAGACATTGGCCTGGACCGATGCGCAAGACCCTATTCCTTTGGTCGATGGCGAGCCTGAATACGAGATTGATTGCCCATCCGGTGCGTATGCCCTGACGGTGCGCGATGTGACCATTGGCGGAACGCGCCTGGTGCCCGTGACGGTGGACCAATTGCCCCAGGTGCTGCCAAACTGGCAAACCGCACAGGGCAGTGAGCCCAGCTACTACAACGCATCCGGCACGCGCGGCAGCATCCGGGTTTACCCCACACCCGCCAACACCACGGGCCAGTCCATGACGGTGCGCGCGGCGTTCGTTCCGGTTTCCGGCGCCTCCACGCTGCCAGACTTCCTGGGCCAGCAGCACATGGAAGTTATCGCCAGCGGCGCCAAGGCCCGACTTTTGATGATGCCCGGCGTGGCTTGGTCGAACCCGGTGCTGGCGGCGTACCACAAGACACTTTTTGATGCCGGCATCGTGGATGCCCGCATTGCCGAGCAGCACGACCGGGTACCAGGCTCCCTGCGGGCCAAGTACCGCGCATTTGGGTCTTGATCATGACCATCACTGCCCAATCCATCATCAAACGCGCACAGACGACGCTGCAAGACCCGGAAGGCGTGCGCCACCCGGCCACCGAGTTGGTGGAGTACCTGAATGACGGTCAGCGGGCCCTGATTGCGGTGCGCAATGACGTGGGGGCGACAACCGTTGCCTTTGTCCCAGCCCTTGGTGCACGCCAAACCATTCCAGCCAATGCCATGGCCTTGATGGACGTTCTGGGTAACACCAGCGGCAACCGGCGCGTCATCCGCAAGGTGGACAAAGACGTTATGGACGCCACGGCGCGCGACTGGGCCAGCAGCACCGCATCCAAGGTGGCCACGAATTTCATGTTCGACCCCGAGCGCGATCCCCGCACTTTTTGGCTATACCCGCCCGCTGCGGCTGGTGCATCGGTCGATTTGCTGATTGCCGCCTACCCGACGGATGTTGCCGCGCCCGGTGGAGCGGTCTACACAACTGTTACGGGTGACATTTCCGTGCCTGACCAGTGGGACAACGCGCTTTTGAACTACGTGCTGGCGCGTGCCTACGACAAGGACGCCGAATTCGCTGGAAATGCACAGCTTTCCGCCACCCACATGGCTTCTTTCCTGTCCCAAGCAGGCGTGAAGCCGACCCCGACCCCCAAAGCATAAGGAGCCACATCCATGTCCGGTTTTTCAAATTCTTCGGCCAACGCCATCATCAACAACCACTTGCGCGGGCAGGCGGCGCCGACCATTCGCAATCTGTACTTTGCCCTGTTCACGGCGGACCCAACGGACGCTTTCACGGCGGGCACCGAAGTGTCGGCAGCGTGGTACGTGCGGGTTCTGACCGGCGCATGGGCTGCTCCCACCAACGGCGTGACGTACAACACCACCCGCGTGGAGTTCCCGCCAGTGACCGGTGCTGCGGCCAATATCACCCACATCGGCATTGTCGAGGGCGCCAATCCTACGGACGGCACTGCGACATTGCTGTACAGCCACCCCTTGAGCGCCACCAAGACGCTCAACATCAACGATGTGTACCTGGTGGACAGCACCGGCAGCGCAGGCGACTACACGCTGACCCTGGTGTAAGCGCATGAACACAGGCAGTATCAATGGTTTTGCGATCAACGGGTCATCGCTCGATGCCACCGTGCGGTCGCAGATATTTGCCTATTGCTATGCGATTGCGATCCCCGTTGCCACATCGCGCATTGCGGCGACTACCGTCATCGACGGCGTTCTGTCGGCACTTGCCACGATCACGGCACGGGTGATTGTTCGCAGCCCGGTAAATAGCACTGGAGAAGCCCAGGCCACGCCGTTCGTTAAGCGGTTTGCAAGGGACAACGCCAGCGAATTCGCTTACGCCAGTGCATCCCCGGTGCCCCACTCATTCACCCGCGTGTACGCCCGTGAGCCCATTGTCCAAACGGTCACGGTAAACGGTGTGGTGATTTCCCGCATCGGTGCCAGATCGGCAATTCCATGCAATGCGTCGGCCATAAGCGCAGTGGTGGACCGTGCGCTGGTGCGTTCTGCCGTGGCAGGCAATGCAGAGGCGGTGGGCTACGTCAGCGCGAATCAAACGGTGTTCTACCCATTCGATGAAGTGGCGGACGAAACCTTTGTTGTCCCGTTCATCGACAACCTTTTTTATGTGAGGTAGCGCATGGCATTTCTTGCGACCATTACCCAGCAGCCCAATGAAAAACGGGACTACGACCTCGATTACAGCGAGTTTTTTCCTGCGGATGACGTGGTGATTGCAGCGGACGTTTCGGCGTCACCAGTCGGGCTCACGGTGGGCTACGCCATCCAGCATCCAAGGGTCAAGGTGTGGATCAACGGAGGTACATCCGGCACCACTTACAAGGTCACAGTCCTGGCTTACACCAACGACGGACGGCGCAAAGAAGTCGAATTGCGCGTCAAAGTGAAGGACTACTAGCATGGCGAATAAACAGCTATTTCTAAACAATGTTGAGACAACCTTTCTCACTGCGATAAAGGATACCCCGGTGACGGGTACGCCGGCCACCGAGTTGGGATACGGGATTCTGCAGGTCAACACCAGCACATCAGCGGCGATGACCAACCCAACAGGGGGCGACTACTACATGATGACGGCGCTCAAGCGCGCTGGCAGTGTGGAATCGACCATCGAGGTGATGAAGGTCACGGCGGTGGATACCGTCACATTCCCGGGTGAGTGCCGCCTGACGGTGTTGCGAGCCCAGGAGGGGACCACAGCCAAGGCGTATTTGGCAGGTGATTACTTTGCGATGCGCGTGACCAAGGCGACTCTGGAAAATCTCCAGCAGGCCGGTGACAAGGATGCATCGGGTGGAATCCCTGGGTTGACGTTGTTCAAGCTGAACCTTCGCAATGCAGCCAATACCGTGACGAGCTGGTTCACCACTGCAGCGACGGTAGCCCGCACCTGGACACTGCCCGACAAAGACGGCACGGTGGCCATGACATCGGACATCACCGGCACCAACAGCGGAACCAATACCGGCGACCAGACCATCACGCTTACCAGTGAGGCCACAGGCTCTGGCACTGGGTCGTTTGCTGTGACGCTGACGAATTCGGCGGTCATCGGCAAAGTGTTGACGGGTTACACATCAGGCGCAGGCACGGTGGCGGCAACCGATACGATTCTGCAGGCCGTCAACAAGCTGAACGGTAATGATGCGCTGAAACAAACATTAGCGGCCAAGGATGCAACAGGTGGGTATGCAGGACTGACACTGTTCAAGATCAATTTCAAGAACGTGGCCAACACGTTCACGAGTTTTTTCACGAACAGCAACACGGCGGCGAGAACCTACACCTTCCAGGACCGTGACGGGACGATTGCGGACAACACGGATTTGGCATTGAAGTCCAATGCACTGAACCCCATTTTTACGGGGCGAGGCAGTATTTCAGGCGCTGGAGGTTACCTGCCCCCCAGCACCACCATTGCTGCGGCTACCGGGATGACTTCTGGTTTGGATGTCACATCACAAGGTACAGCGGGTACGGCTGGCGCTGCGTTCATGACATTTCACCGACCCGGCGCACATGCCGTGCATGTTGGCCTTGATACTGATAACTTCTTCAAGATCGGCGGCTTCAGCCTGGGTGCGGTTTCTTACAAGATTTGGCACGAAGGATCCGATGGCGCTGGCTCCGGTCTTGATGCCGATCTGCTCGATGGCCAGCAAGGCACCTACTACCAACAGGCACTTGTATCTGGCACCAACATCAAGACGGTGAACGGCGCCAGCCTGCTTGGATCTGGTGACATCGTAATTTCTAGTGGGGGTGCAGCATCCTCCATCTATCTTGCAAACACTTTTGGAGCACTCTAAATGCCAATGACCGCAACCCCCGTTTTTACACAAACCCCAATCAGCCAAGCCGTAGCCCTGAGCGCAACGGCTAACACTTCCCGTGCCGTCAGCACGGGTGTACCAACAAACGGTGTGCTGATTTCCCCCAACACCAATACAAACGGCATCCGGGTGGACCAGATTTTCATCCAAGGCACCGGCACCACGCTGGCAGGGCAAGTAGTGATCTGGCTGTATGACGGCACCAACGGCTACCCGATTGACGAGTTGGCTGTGACGGTAGTTACGCCTAGCACCACAGCACCTGCGTTTCAACTCCAGAAAAACTACTCTGGCTTTGTGTTATCGGCTACCCACAAGCTCTACGCAACGTCCCAAGTGGCGTCGCAGTTGGCTTTGGTTGGCATGGTTGGTGGAGCGTTTTAATCATGGGATCGTTTGACTACGGCAGCAGCGCTGCCATTACAAAGTACACACAGACTGCGGTGCTGCAAACCTCGCAGACCGTCTACGTCCCTACTGGCACCAAACGAATTGAAGCCTTGTTGTGTGGTGGCGGAGGTGGGGGTATTAACAGTGCCGGTGGTGGGGGATTTGGTGGTTGCCAGATATATAACATTCCGGTGACAGGGCAGCCGCTTGTTTTGACGGTAGGGGCAGGCGGTGCCGCCGACACACGCGGAGGAACGACTTCAGTTTCTTCCGGAGGAACTACATACGCTGCGGTTGGCGGCGGTAGTGGCGGAGCGACAGCAGCAAAAAGCGCCTTGTACGGCGGCGGCGGAGCGGGTTCTGCGGGTTGCCCCGGTGCCCCCCCGTTCTCTCAAACCGGCCTTATTTGGTCTGCATGTGATGTTGCAACACGCAGCGGAACAGCACCGCACACATTGACTGGCAGCGCGGCTTTAGTCGCATATTTCAACGGCCTCGGCGCAAATGGCAGCAATGCTTCATCTACAACGCCAACAGATGGGGCGTGTGGTTGGGGTGGCGGTGGGGGATGCGCAACTGGCGGCGCAGGAGTCAGCGGAGGCTCTGGTGGTGGTGGTGGTGCCGGGAATGCCGGAAGTGGTGGGGCGACAGGCGGAGCAGGAGCCGGAGGCGGGATAGCTTCGAGCACTGGTGGTGGCGGAGGAACTGGCGGGTCAATGGCATCCGTTTCTATATGGGGTCTGACAGGGCTGGTAGGAGGTGCCGGTGCAGGGGGGAACAACGGTGGTGGAGGTGGTGGGGGAGGGCTGCTTGCTGCGGGCTCGAATGCCGTTACCACAACTGGCGGAAATGGTGGTAACGGTGGAGGTGGCGGAGGTGGCGGGTTGGCATCTGGCACTGGGGGCAATGGCTTCGCAGTATTCCGCTTCTACTCATAAGGACATCACCATGAAATACGCAATTATTGAAAATGGCATTGTTGTAAATGTCGTTCTGGCAGACGCTGCTATGGGCCAAAACTGGGTGCAGAGCGATGTGGCTGGCCCCGGATGGACTTACTCCAATGGTGTTCTTGCAGCGCCTGTAATTCCAACGCCTCCGGCAGTCGTAGACCCCTGCGAATGGCTGATCGACAAAGGCCCTTTTTTTGACCGCTTTGGCGCGGCAAAAATGGACGTGCTCACCAGCACCGACCCCGTTATCAAGGCCATCCTGGTTGACATTGGCGCCCGCCACTGGATCGACTTGCAGCGCCCTGATGTAGCCACATCGCTGGCCTATGTCGGCACCGTGGTGCCTGCGGTGGACGCAGCCTTGCAAACCGCCATCCTGACCACGCCAGTGTCTGCGGCTGACAACCTCGCGCTGCGCAAGCTGTACTTCGCATGATCTACCCCGCAGACACCAACAGCGGTACGGACGGCGGCGCAGTAGCCATCCGTGACTTGACCAACGCCATCGGTGGCGGGTCGAAGATCAACTGCGTCAACTACAGCTACACCATCGTAGGTCGCAACGTAGACGGGTTCGAGTGGAACTTGTACGCGCAGATGGACAACTATGCTGACAGCAAACCTGGAGTCCGCCGTGAACATTGCGCTTTTTATAGCAAGGCTAACAAGTACGGCTCTGCGACAAATTGGGCTGGGGTACTTGAAGTACATGACCACCGTGGAGAAGGTGCTTGTGTGGGCGCAGAGGTGGACATCTGGACGAAGGGTGAGGACAACGGCTCGCGCATCGGTCTGGATGTGATGTGTGCAGGCGGGAACGAGGTCGTGGACAAGCCCGCCGTTGTTGGCGCAACCGCTGCCCTCCGCTCCAGTGTTTCAGACTCCAACCCCTTTGCCTACTGGACCTACGGCGCGTGGTTGCGTGGAATCAAGTTAGCCGGGGTTAGTATCAAGTCCTGTGTGGCCGGTGCTGTGCGTGGCGTGGAGTTGCTTGGCAAGTACATCGTTGGCATCGACACATCGCAGGCCCAGTGCAGCACCGCTATCAGGCTGGGCCACAAGCAGACGATTTCGTTTGAGGGTACCGACACCATCACCCTGAGCCTGTCTGACAACTGGCGCGTTGCAATCAAGAACGGCAATACGCCGATCTTTGAAATTGACATTGGAACGGGCGACATTTACAAACGCGGGGTGAAGGTGCTATGAAGTACCGCCAAGCCCGCCCCATGATCCGCTCCGGCGACATCATTGCCTGGAGCCATCGCGGCATCAAATCATGGCGCGACCTCAAAATCTGGTTCGTTCGCCTGTTCACCCGCTCCGAGTACAGCCACGTAGGCACCGCTTGGGTGGTGGGGGATCGCGTGTTTGTGATTGAGGCCGTGATGCCGCTGGTCCGAATCTACCCGTTATCCAAGCTGGGTGATTTTTACTGGGTGCAGATGGGCGCGTACTGGCGCAAGTCCACCGAGACACTGGCGCTCTCCTACGTGGGCGACGAATACAGCCAGTTGCAGGCCATGGCTTCGCCATTTGGCACGCCACCCGAAGACGAGCGCTGGCAGTGCGCGGAGTTGGTTGCAACCATCGCCCGCCAAGACAGCATTGATTTAGGCCGTGTATATACACCAGCCGCCGTGGTGCTTGCCGCGCAAAAACGCGGGGCACCTTTGGTTTTTGTGAGCAAGGACGTGTAGATGGACATGCAAACCGCATTCAATATCGCTTTGGGCGCTGTCGCCTTCCTCTGTGGCTGGGTACTCAACAATCTCAAAGAGAGCATTCGGGGGCTTCAGACATCGGACAGTGACCTTGCAACAAAAGTGCAGGCCATCGAGCTACTGGTGGCTGGGTCATACGTCAAGCGGGATGACCTTGACAAACTCACAACCGCGCTATTCGCCAAGCTCGACAAAATTGAATCGAAGCTAGACGGGAAGGCCGACAAATGACCCCGGCACCGCACAAGTCAAAGCTGGAGCGTGCGGAAGAATTGGACGTCGCCGCGAAAATTGCGCACGAGAACAGCGACCACGTTTTTGCCGACGAACTAGCTAGGCACGCGCATCACTTGCGCATGGAAGATCAACAGGAGAGCAAGCGTGATCAACTCCAGAAAGATTGAGGACTTGCAATTGATCGTTGCCGCCAAGTGCCGGGCGTTTATTTCTGCCTGCGCTGCCAACGGCATTGATGTGATCATCACCAGCACGTACCGCGATGCGGAGTCGCAGAACGCACTTTACGCGCAAGGCCGCACGGCGCCCGGCAAGAAGGTAACGAATGTGCGCGGCGGCGACAGCTTTCACAACTGGCGTAGGGCCTTTGACTTTGTGCCTGTGGTTGGTGGAAAAGCCGTGTGGGACGATGCCAAAACGTGGGCCAAGTGCGGCGCACTGGCTGAAAGCGTTGGCCTTGAATGGGGCGGTCGCTGGGCTGGCTTCGTGGACAAACCGCACTGCCAAGACACTGGCGGACTGACCATCGCCCAATATAAAGCGGGGATGCAACCATGATCCGACAAACCATCGAATCTACTGGCGGGCGGCGTTTTCTACTGGCTCTTGGCGCTGGCGCGGCAACAACAGTCTTGCAGTGGTGGGGCAAACTGGACCCCGCTGGCAGCACCTATGCGCTGGTGGTAATCGCCACCGTCGGGGCGTACATCGCGGGCAACACGGTGCAGAAAGTCAAATCACCTGGGGCTGACAAATGACGCCACAACTCATCATCGCTGCTGTCATCGCAGCAGCGGGTTTTGGTGCTGGGTGGCAGATTCAATCATGGCGCTATGGCGCGAAGGAGAAAGAGCATGCGGAACAGAAACTGGTTGAAGTCCGACAGTCAGCAGCGGCAGCTATTCGCAGGGCTGATAGCGTCATCGCTGCGCAGAGCGCGTCAAGCATTCGGGCTGCTGGCCTGCGCCGTGATCTGGACAGCGCTCGTTCTGAACTTGACCGGCTGCGCATCGCCATCCGCGATTCCGTGCCCGCCACAGACGCTACCACAGCCGCCTGCCCTGACCGAACAGATACCGTCCGTGAGCTATTCGCTGCGTGCGCAACAGAGCTTCAAAGCGTGGCAGGAGCGGCTGATCGCCACGCCAGTGACGCCTTGATGCTGCGTGAGGCTTGGCCTAAGTAGGCTGCAAAAAATTGCAAAGGGTGCCGCATGGCCGTAATCCAGATTGAAAACTTCGGCGGCGAGTTCCCGCGCGTGCCAGCCCGCAAGCTGACACAGGGCGGGGCCAGCATCAATGCCAACTTGCTGGCCACATCGGCGGACTTTCGCCCGCTCATGGGGGCATCGGACGTTACCGTTGCCGCGAACGGGGCCGTCACGCTGTACCGAAAACAGCTTGACGCATCCGGCGCGTTGCTGGCCGACATTACTGCCGGGTGGATCAGTTCGGTGGATGACATCAACTATGTGCGCGGGCAGGTGGCAGAGGATGCCACGGAGCGAACCTACCTGTCGTACAACAGCGGCACTCAGGCGCCACGGGTCATCAACAACCTGGGCGCCGATTACCCGCTTGGTGTGCCTGCTCCGGCCAAGCCGCAACTGTCTTTGCTGACAACGGAGAAGTTCACCTACGCGAAGGCCAACGAGTGGTTGAACCAGACGCTGGTGCCCGCTGTGGTGCAGATGATTGCCAACAACACGTCCGAGGACCAGTTTTCCTCCCGGTTTGTTGGCCCGAGCGGCGAGAAGATGCTGACCGGAACGATTTACGGCAGTTCCATCGCTGGCGTGACAAGGTTCGACCCTCAGCAGTACATCGGAGCAAGTCCGGGCGTCTACGAGTATTTCCCCAAAGGTTTGCCAGAAAGCGATCCGAAATCCCAGCGCGGGCTGTACGAGCCGTGGAACATCATGATGCGGGTTCCGGCCATGTTTGTGACGCCGGAAGGGATGGGTAACCCCCAACTGGGCGGTGTATTTGCCTACGACCCGCTCGACAACACCACGCCAATTTGGATTGGCATTGCGGGCCTTCCTCTGTGGGGTGTGGTCAACACGGCGGGCCTGAAAACGGCCATGAGCGGGTTCAAGAACCCAAGCAACCCGACCGAAGCGCTGTGGGATGCGGGGCAGTTGACCACGTTTTCCAATGAACTCGCCGCCCTGATGTCGCCCAACAATGCCAAGGTGCTGCAGTTGCGACACCGGCTGGACGGGGCCGTGAGCGACTTCGCCATGGCAGGGTACACGTCCATCCAAGCGGCCACACGCCCTGCGGAGCCGACCGACACGACGGCGAGTGACTTTGTGACACGCAAGGCGGCATTCGACAAAGCACTGTCCGAGTGGAAGACCAAACACGCCGCAGCGGTGGCGCGCATGGTGGCCGCGCAGAAGCTCGCCAGCGAAATATCGCAGGAAATCGAGGCGCTGTACGTCACCACCCTGAAATCCAACATCCGGACGGTGGTGGCCGACTACTTTGCCGGCAAGCGCCTTGAGCGCACTGATCAGGATGCGGACGGGTTGGTAGTGCTGGACACCGAAGACGCGGTGGAGCCCAGGCTGTACGTCACCACGTTCGTTACCGCTTTGGGCGACGAGTCGGCCCCGAGCCCGGTAAGCGACATGGTGGAGGTGAGGCCAAACGACCTGGTTTCCATCAAGCAGCCCACCGTGCCGCGCGCCGACATCACAAAATGGCGCATTTACCGCTCCAATGGCAGTTTGACCGAAAAGAAGTTCCAGCTCGATGCGGAATTGTCCATCGGTGCGACAGTACCGGCGCCACTGGCCAGTCCGGATATTGGCTCTACCAACGCGGTGGTTCCAGGCCTGGAGACTTCCAACAAGTGGCGCGACATCGTGGCGAACTGGCAAATCAGTTTCAACCACCGGGGGTTGATTGGCACCAGCATTGACGTGTACACCGATACCAGCCTTTTGCGGGTGGGCGACCGGGCCACGCAATCCGACTGGCGCCAAGGGCAGACCTACTCCGTGACCAAGACGTGGAACGGCGGAGCCTGGGTGATGCAGCGCGTGCCCGATATTTCCGGGCTGGTTGGCACGCTGGCCCATATCGACGGGCGGTTGTCGGAGGATTTGGGCGAAGAGTTGGTGACAACGACATGGATGGAGCCACCCAGCAACATCAAGGGGTTTGTGAACCTGTCCAATGGGGTGGTTGCTGGATTTTTCGGCAACACCGTTGCGTTCTGTGAGCCCTATACCCCCTACGCATGGCCGGTTGAGTACCAAATTGCCTTGGCTTACCCGGTAGTGGGCCTGTGCGCCTTCGGCAACTCGGTGCTGGTTGGCACCCGTGGCGTGCCGTACATCATCAGCGGTACGGATTCGGCTTCCATGGCCGAGCAGAACTTGGATGTCAAACAGCCATGCGTCAGTCGTCGATCCATGGTGGCCGCAGAGGGCGGTGTGTTCTACGCATCCCCCGATGGCTACTGCTTTGCCAGCCAGGCCGGTGTGGAAATTGCCACGGCAGGCCTGTTTTCCAATGAGGATTGGCAGAAGCTGGCGCCGGAATCCATCTTTGCGGTGGTGCACGACGGCGTACTGTACTTTTGGTACACCGGCAATGGTGGTGGCTGCTACGGGCTGGACATGGTAGCGCGCAAACTGACGCGGCACGACATCCCGGCGACGGCGGTATTCGATGACGTGGTGACGGATGCCGCCTATGTGGCCGACAACGGCAAGGTCAAGCGCCTGTTTTCTCCATCCGGTGCGCGCGCAACCGGGCAATGGAAATCGGGGTTGATGGGCATGCCAGCCCAGGTGCCGTTTGCCTGGGGCAAGGTGGTGAGCGACTTTGAGGCGGGCCCGGTGACGCTGGCATGGTACGCCGATGGCGCGCTGCGGCACACCAAAGTGGCGACCAGCATCGAGCCATTCAAGCTGCCTCCCGGCAGATACCTTGAGCACCAATTGGATGTGCAATCCAAAAGCCGGGTCACATCCGTGATGCTGGCCAGCACAACGGAAGAATTGAAGGCGCTATGAGCGATACCGGACCCATCAAATTGCCAGGCATTCCGGTCTACAAGACCAGCGACACGGCTCTGGCGGCGACACTGCGGGCGCTTACGGAGCATGCCGAGGTGCGCGCGGGCGTGCGTGGCAATCCTGCGGAGGCGGCGGTGACGCGGCGCGAGTTGGAAGAGTTGCGCCAGCAGGTTGCAGCGCTCACTGCATCGCCAAAGCGGCAAAACGCCAGCGATTTGCGCATTGACCTGGGCGGCGGCATGTACGGCGTGCTGCCTGTGGATATGCTGGTGGACGGCATTTTGAGCAATGCCAAGTTCAAGGCCTCCATGGGCACCGACGATGCCGCCCGGTCCATCACACGGGATACCGCCTTCGACCCCAATCGGGTGGAATCTGCCCTGCGCGCGGCCATTGAAGAGGTGCAGGCCAAAGTTTCCAGCGCAGGCACGCTGGCCGGAGAAGCATTGTACAAAAACACCGGCCCGCGACACCCTGGAGCCGTGGCCATTAAATCCGATGTGGTGCTGTACAACGACATCACCATCCAAGAGGTGATGTTGGACCTGTTCCGGCGCCTGTACAGCGCAGAAACGCCGGTCAAGGTCAGCCTGGACCCACAAAGCATGTTCTACAACGGCTTCACGGTGGAGCAGTGGGCGCAGTACATCTGGGGAAAGATTGGCAGTTGAGCCGAAATATACACCCGCCTATGCCTTCCCAATAAGCTGTCAAACCACCAACAATCTACGCGCGCCTGTTGTTCGCGTGGGTGATATTTACGACGAATAGGCCGCATGGGGTTCACCCAGCGGCCTTCTTTTTTGCATCCGACCATAGAGGCCCACCATGTCCACTTTTGAGAACTTCTGGAACCAGCTTGACGCGCCCGTCGAAGCGCCGCCACTGACTCGGAAAGAGGCGCAGTATCGCCTGCTGGACAGCAACAAGGACAAACTCAACCTGTCATCCGACGAGGAATACAAGATGGGCTGGGGCGCCGATGCGCTCCCGGAAGACTGGATCGCCAACAAGGCCAAGGACATCCAGAAGAACATTGACGAAAGTTCATCGGTGGCGGTGCTGCGCAAGGGCGCGGAGAAGCGTGCGCAGGATGAAGCAGCGGCAGACGGCCCAATGGCCAAGGCGGCATCTGCCTTGTCGGGTGTCGCAGCACGCCCGGGCGGCAACGGTGGACCACAGACTGACCATAACCCGTCATGGACGGCCCTTGGCGATGTGGGGCAGGCCAACTACTACGCCAATAACCCCACCATGGCAGCAATCACCCAGCTTGGGCAGGCCGGTTTCGGGTTGACCAACCTTGGCAAGCTGCAGGCCAAATATGCACCTGATTTTGTCAGGCAGCAGGAGGCCATTGCGCGGGGTGATGCCTTTGGTGGTGGGCCCAGCTTCGGCAATGTCAACTTGGGGAACGCATTGGCTGGGCTTGGTCAGGGTGATACCAGCAAATTGGGTGTCAGTCTGGGCAGTTTTGGCGATAGCGATGACCACCATGGTGTTACGGGGTTTGTAAGTGACCGCGGACCTTTCGGCTTGGGCCCCAACAGCGCTGGTGGCGTGCCAAATGCTGGCGGATACAACACTGGCGTAGGCAGCTACGGCGGCAGCTTGTGGGGTGGTGGGGTTGGTGGTAGTAGCCACAGCATCGGTGGCTAGGCCACTCTCGGACGCCATACAGGATTCTCTTTTACCAATTCCCCAAGGAGCCACACCATGGCAGACCCGAATTTAGACAAGTGGCAAGGCGCCGTAGACGACCAGTTTGATTTTGGCAAAAAGGCCTACCTTGACGCCATCCCCGATTTGTCCACGGCCAACGCAACGGCGACCGGTGCGGCAGAAATGCAGGGCGGGGTGGCTGCAGGGCAGGCGAACCTTGCCAAGACACTGGCGGGCCGCGTTGGCAAGTTCGCCGGCATGCAGGACAAGTATGCCCAGGATGCCGCCAATCTTGACAGCCCGGAGAACCAATCCAAGGTGGCAGGCGAGGCGGTGGCCGGCATCACCCGGCAGTTCAAGAATCTGCGCGATCAAAACGCCCGCCAGTTGCAACGAACCGGGGTCAATCCGAATTCTGGTCGGGCATTGGCACTTGGCAACCAGTTGGGCATGGCCGAGGCATTGGCGCGGGCAAGCTCTGCGGCCAAGGCCCGCAACGACTTGAGCGTGGTAGCCGACGACCGCCAGAAAACTGCCATCGGCTTCGGTGCCAACCTGCCAGGGCAATCGACATCGGCGGCGCAGCAGGCCGGCTACCTTGGCAATTCAGCCACCGAGTCGGCCAAGGCGCCACTGTCCAACCGGCTGAACTTTGCCGGTGGAGTGTCCAACATCTACGGTAACGCCCAGGGGGGCTATGGCGACCTGTGGAAGTCCAACAACCTGTCGGCCACGGATCGCGCCAAGGTGGACAGCCAAGAGGACTCCAATATGTGGGGCGCCCTAGGCTCGATTGTTGGCAGCAAGGGCGGTAGCGACCTCATTTCCAAGGGCGCCAACGCCATCATGGGCATTTTCAGTTAAGGGGACATCATGGGTTTCAAAGGTGGATTTGCCGCGTTTGTGGACGGTTACCAGCGCTCCAGTGAAGCCGCGGCCAACCGTGCGCGCCTGGAGGCCCAGGACAAGCGCGCAGAAGATAGCATCCAGTACCAGCGCACCCGAGATGCCGCGCAGGATAAGCGTGTTGCAACGGATGACGCCTACCGGGAAGAAATGCGCAGTCGTGAGCGCAAGGGCTGGGCCGAAAAGGACAATCTGGACAAAATTGAGCAGGAAGAGCGTGCGCAATTGGATGCTGCCGACGCCGTACCAGCGCCAGCGGCCCCTGTCATCCCGCCCGTCAACACATCCGCCAATTACAACCCCGCATTCCCATCGCTTTCATCGCCCAGCATGTCGGCCATGTTCGACAAGATTGCAAGCGTTCCGATGGCGGCGGGGTTGACGCCCTACGACAAGGAAATGCGGCTGGCAAAACGCTTGGCGCAGGCTGCGGGCGGTGCCGAGCGCGCGCAGGCGATCATTGCCCGTGCCAAGACCATGCGCAATGAGGGCGTGTTGGATACCCTGAACCACTTGGAGGCCAATGATCCCCATGCGGCGTGGGAGGCTTTCAACAGCAGCGGCGCGGCGCGCATGCCGCCCGGCTCCAAATTCGTGCAGGACGGCAAAAGCAAAGACCCCTATACCGGGGTTGAGAAACCCACATGGAAGTTGGTAGGGCAGGACGGATCCGTCATCAATCCCGATGTGCGCGGATCGGTGTATGCCAATGTGTTCACCCCCAAGGAGCGCATTTCCCTGGAAGCCAGCCGCAGCAACAACGACGCCAAGCTGGAAATGGCCAAGGATAAGCTGGAGCAGGCCAAATTCTTGGCGCAAATGAAAGTTGCAAGCGCTGGTAATCGCGCTGCTGCGGCTGCGGCGCCACCCGGAGCAGCGCTGGCCGACCGGCGAAACTTCATTGGTGATGTTGCAGGCCACTTGCCTGACACCAAGAATGCTGCCACGCCAGAAGAAGGCGCGGCGATTATGGCGAACAACCGGGCAATCGCGGCGCGCGCGGATTCGATGTTTGAAGCCAATGCGGCATTGGGCACATTCTTGACGGCGCCCCAGGCCTTGGCCGCAATGGAACTGGCCAAAGACCCCAGTCAGCACAAGCTGCTGCGCGACAACAACACCGGCACGGTTTACAAGACCGTCGCCGTGAACGGCAAAACGGTGGTGATCGGCATTGGTGCCGCAGCACCCAAGGCCCCTGCAGCCGCCAAATAACCCATTCACCAGTCCGAATACCCCATGGCAAAACCCAAAGTCGGTCAAATTGCAGCATCCAAACCCCGTTTTGAAGAGGTGAACGGGGATGGGCATGTGTTCCAGGGCGTGAACTTTTACGACGACACGCCAGTACCAGTGGCCGAGCCGGCGCCCGCAGTACGCACCTGGGGCGAAGCCGCAACCGATATGGGCGCTGGAGCCCTCAAGGGTGCACTAGGTGTAGCGCAACTTGGCGCGCGCGTCGGTGATGCGCTGACCTACCGACAGGGCGACGAGAACCCAGCCATTCGCTTCCTGAATGAATACGGCGAAGCCGTTGACATGCAGAAGTCGGCAAAGCTGCGTGATGAAGAGCAGAAGGCCCAACAAGCCATTGCTGCAGCAGGACAGAGCGCAAAAGAGCGATATGGCGATGGCTTGGGTGGCAAGGTGGCGCGGTTTGGCGCTGAGTTTGGAACTGGTGCCTATGAAGCGGTAAGCAACCCGACCCTATTGGCCAATTCATTGGCCGAGCAGATTCCCATGATGGGGACAATGAAAGCCGGTCAAAAAGCGGCAGAGTTGCTGGCGCTCGGCGCAACAAAGGTGGCGCCTGGTGTCATGGCCACCAGCATTGGCAAGCGCATTGCTGGCAATGCCGGTCTTGGCGGCGCAGTGGCAACTGGCATGGCGTTGCAAGGGTCCGACATCAAGGGAGATACCTACAGGCGCATGATGGAGTTGCCGCTTGATATGTGGCGCCAGAATCCAGAGTTTGTTACTTTGGCCAAGAGCATTGGCGAAGACGCGGCGAAGATCGAAATTGCAAAGCGCGAGTCTTCAACCGCTGGATGGCAGTCTGCTGGTGCATCACTGGCTACAAGCCTTCTTCCAGGCGGAACGGCCATGGAGCGCGCATTGGTAGGTGGGAAGAAGATTCCGCTAAAGGCTGTTCCACAGTCTGTTGCTGGTGAATTCACCCAAGAGTCTGGTGAAGAGGGGTTGGGTCAGTTGGCCAGCAATAACGCTGTGGCCAAGATCAATGCCAAACAGGACCGTATGGAAGGCGTTGGCGGCGCGGCAGGCCAGGGCGGCGCGGTTGGCGGAGTCCTTGGCGGCAGCACGACGCTGGCGCGCGTTGGTCTGCAGAACTATGCAGACAAACCGACAACACCAGCGATTGACCCCGCCATTGCAGCCGCAGCCGCCCAGGCCGCGCAACAGGAAGCCGCACGCAAGGCGGCAGTGAGCGCAGCCCACACGGCAGCAGCCACGCCCAACAGCCCAATTTCAAGGATGGTTGCAGCAGCGAACCCGCTGACGCCCGAAGAGGCGTGGGCGAAGGCCCAGGAGTTGGACGCCCAGGCAGCGCTGGACGAGGCCAATGGAGTGGCGCCCGTTGATCCGGATACCGCGCCCGCTGCAGTGCCATCTGGCGACCCCATTGAAGACACCCAAAAGCTGATTGATGCCAGCTTGGCCCAGGCCGAGCAGGATAAGGCGGCGCAGCGCGCAGCCACGGACCAGCCTGCGGATCCACTGCCGCAGGCCGGTGAAGCACCAGCGCCAACTGTCAAGGATTCCTTGACAGCTCAAACCGCATTTGACGTACAAGCCGCACAGGAACAGTACCGCGCCGACACGCTGGCGGCTCAAAAAGCCCAACAGGCCGAAATTGATGCCCAGGCCGAAGCCGCTTTGGCAAAGATTGCCCAGCGCAAACAGCAGACCCGGCCCACCAATGAAGTGGTGAGCGACGGCGGCTACCTGCACGAAGGCACCCAGGACGGGGACGTGCTCAATGGGATGGGCAAGCCGTTTACCGTGAAGATGGCCGCGCTGCAGGAGGCCAAGCGACGGGCGCGCGAGAGCGGCGGTGATTGGACGGTTGCGCCGGTTTTTGATGGATTCGTGGCCCGCAAAAAGGCGGCAAATCAATCTGCAGAGCCCGTAGAGCCTGCGCAGGAAGCTACTGAAAATGTAGCAAATGATCAATATCAAACGGATGACGAGCGACTTGCAAGCAAGCGTGCCGCATGGCAGGCGCTAAAGTCAACCGGAGCACCGGATGACGTTGTTGCTTCATCTGTGCAGGGCTACCAGCAAAAGGCAAATGCCATTGGCAAGCCGATGGTACTTTGGAGGCATCCGACTAGCGGGACGCTTGGGTTTGTTCCGCAAGGGCAAAAAACACCGTTTGCTGGCGGAGAAGTGGTTGCCACGATCCACCCTGACGCCCCAGAGTCGGTTATCGCCGCACAAGTTTCCGCCCAGTCGAAATCTAATCCTCTCGCTGGCCAGCCCATTGACAAAGACTGGACCGCGTTCCACCCAGAATCCGGCACTCTGAACGTCCCGCGCGCTGACATGCCGCAGATCAAGGCCGAGCACCGCGGCGCCATGGTCAACTTCCTCAAAGCGCGCGGAATTGACAGCACGCAGGAAGAGGTGCCAACCGAGAGCCTGAAACCGACCCAGGCCGAGTATTCGCCTGAAAAGGTGGAGAAGGCAAAAGGTTTCACGGGGAACAACCGTTCCATTCTGGTTTCATCCGATGGCCATGTGCTGGATGGGCACCACCAGTGGGTCGCCAAGCATGAGGCCGGTGAGCCAGTCAAGGTAATCCGCTTGGATGCGCCGATTGATGCGCTATTGAGTGCAGTGCGCGAGTTCCCCAGCGCAGAAACAACCGTCAATTCAACAACACAGGACCAATCGAATGAGGAAGCCCCAAAAACCGAGCAAGATTCAGCGAAACCAGAAGCCGCCGGAGCCGAGCCCGTCAATGCTGCCGAACCTGATCAGCCCGCAGCAGAGCGTGGCGTTCCAGCCGCGGCCCAAGCAGGGGTAGTACCGGCTGCAAAACGCGAGTTTCATACCGGTGAATTGCTGCCAGCATCCGATTTGCTCCCCTACTACGAGCAGGAAATCCGTGGTGTTGCCAAGGGGGTTGTCGTTCCGAACCCGTTGTTTGAGCTGGGTGCCATCAGCGAGGCGACGGCGAAAGAAGTTGCCATCTACATCGACGGCTACACGGGTGAGCAGCGCCGGCTGCGTGTTTCAGGCCGAACGCTCAAGCATATTGAGGAATCACGCCCCAGCATTGCCAGGGAGATTGTTGAGCAACTTCCTGGCATGTTTACCAATCCGGACGAGGTGCTGCCGGATCACAAGCACCCGCACAAACGCGCGCTGCTGGTAAAAATCGGTGAACAAACGCCTGGCGAATCCAAGCCGAAAAGCCATGTTGCCACTGTGGAAGTGGAAATTGAAGTTGAGGTCAGCGATGGGTTTATCGACATCGTGACCATCATGACCGCGCCAGATCGATCATTAAAAGCGGCGCGTGACTTAAAGGATAACTGGCCGGAGGGACAGCAGCGCACAGAACAAGCTGTGAATTCCCCTCATCCTTTAACCGCAGAAGCGGCAAACCCGGCAGCTGATTCTCCGGATACACGACCAGTTGCTGACAGTTTACCCCAGGCTACCGAATCCAGCAAGCGCCCAAAAAACTGGGACAAGAACTACGGTTCGGCCAGCAAGATTGCGCAGGCCATGGGCATTTCCCTGCGCGGCGCCAAC